TGAAAAATGAGGGGTGATTCACACGGGACTTTTTGACAGGCTGTTCGGCACACGGCCGAAGCCGAGCGGCGATTACCAAGGCCAATGGAAGATGCTCAACGGCTATGAGCCGCATTTCACGACTTTCGGCGGGAACATCTATGAGTCGGAGCTAGTGAGAGCGAGCATCGACGCCATTGCGCGGAACATCAGTAAGCTGGCCGTCCACACGGAGGGCGCGGCGAAACCGGCGCTTCAGAACAAGCTATCACACGGGCCGAATGAGTTTCATACATGGAGCCAGTTTCTTTATCGTCTGGCGACGATTTTGTACGTCCACAACACGGCCTTTCTCGTGCCGGTATTTGACGCCTACGGCGAGCCGAGCGGCGTCTATGCTCCTCTGCCGGAGCGGTGCGAGGTCGTGCAGTACGGCGACGCGAAAGTGCCGTATTTGCGCTACCATTTCGGCTGGGGCGAAACCGCTGCCATCGAGCTGGAGTTCTGCGGCATCATGACGAGATTTCAGTATCGGAGCGATATGTTCGGCGAAACGAACCGTGCGCTGTATCCGACGATGGATCTGATCAAGATGCAGAATCAGGGCATCCAGGAGGGCGTCAAATCGGCGGCGACATACCGCTTCATGGCCCAGCTGACGAATTTCGCGAAGGCCGAGGATCTGGCGAAAGAGCGGAAACGCTTCACGGAGGAGAATTTCAGCCGTGACGCCGGTGGCGGCGGGATGCTGCTCTTTCCGAACACTTACCAGAACATCAAACAGATCGAGAACAAACCGTTTGTTGTGGACGCTGATCAGATGGGCGTCATCAACAGAGCGGTTTTCGATTATTTCGGCGTCAACGAGGAGATCCTCACCAACAAAGCCTTCGGCGACAGCTGGGCAGCGTTCTACGAGGGTTGCGTCGAGCCGTTCGCCATCCAGTTCAGCGAGGTCATGACGCGGATGCTCTTTACCTTCCGCGAGCAGTCACAGGGCAATCGCGTTTTCGCCACGGCGAACCGGCTACAGTACATGACCAACGCGGACAAGCTGAATGTCAGCTCGGCCATGCTCGACCGGGGCATCATGAGCATCAACGACGTCCGCGAGATCTGGCAGCTACCGCCGGTGGAGGGCGGCGACGTCCGCATTGTGCGCGGGGAGTATTACAACGCCGACGAAAAAGTGACAGAGGAGGAAACAGACAATGATTCCGAAAACGATACAGCAGAAACTTGACGAGGGCCGCAGCTATCGCGCCGTCGCGCAGATTGAAGCCCGCGCAGCCGGCGACGAGGAAGAGCGGAAGATCGTCGAGGGCTATGCCACGACCTTCAACGATCCCTATGTGCTGTGGCAAGAGGACGGATATACCGTCATGGAGCAGATTGACGCCCGCGCCTTCGACAAGACCGACATGGCGGACGTGATCATGCAGTACGACCACGAGGGCCGCGTCTTTGCCCGCATCAGCAACGGAACGCTGATGCTCACGCCGGACGATCACGGTCTGCACATCCGCGCCGACTTGGGCGGCACGGAGATCGGTCGCCAGCTCTATGAGGAAATCAAGGGCGGCTATACCGACAAAATGTCGTTTGGTTTCACCGTCGCAGAAGACCGGCGTGAAACTATCGAGAACCACGACACAGGGGAAACGACGATCCTGAGAACGATCACGGCGATCCGGAAGCTGTATGACGTCTCGGCGGTCTCGCTTCCGGCCAACAACGCAACGGAGATTTCGGCTCGTGCTTACGGTGAGGGAGTCATCGCCGAAGCAGCGGAGGAGCGCCGCGCAGCTGCCGAGCGGGAAGCCCGCAAGCGGAAAATCAAAATTCTTATGGAGGTTTGACATGGAAGTCAAAGACATGACTGTCGAACAGCTGGAGGCCCGAAAGGCCGAGCTGGCGAATCAGCTTGACGCTGAAGATGCTGACCTCGACGCCATCGAGGCTGAAGTGCGTTCGATCAAGGAAGAGCTGGAGGCCCGCAAGACTGCGGAGGCCCAGCGCGAGGAAATCCGCAAGGCGGTCGCCGCCGGTGCGGGCAAGAAAACCGAAGATTTCAAGGAGGAAAACAAAATGAATCTGGAAGAGATCCGTAACAGCGCTGAGTACATCAACGCGTTCGCCAACTATGTGAAGACCGGCTCCGACAAGGAGTGCCGCGCTCTGCTGACTGACAATGTGCAGTCTCCGCTGGTCGGCTCCGTCCCGGCCCCGACCTTCGTCGAGGGCATCATCGCCGAGGAGCTTCGCGCCTCTGAGATCATGAGCCGCGTTCGCAAGACCTACGCCAAGGGCAACGTCAAGGTCGGCTTTGAGCTGAACGCTCCCATCGCCACCGTCCACGCCGAGGGCGGTGATCCGCAGACCGAGGAAGCCCTTCAGCTGGGCATCGTGACCCTCGTGCCTGAGACCCTGAAGAAGTGGGTCAGCATCTCCGACGAGGCTCTGGACACCATGAGCGGCGAGGAGTATCTCCGCTACATCTACAGCGAGCTGGGCCGCAAGATCATCAAGGCCGAAGAGAAGAAGGTCGTGGATGCCATCCTGGCCGCTCCTCAGACCGCTACCGCGACCGCTCCGGCTGTCGCCGAGCTGTCCGTTACCGCTGCCGGTGTGAGCGATTTCATCAACGCCCGCGCTCTGCTGACCAGCGAGGCCTCCGATCTCGTCATCATCTGCACTCCGGCTCAGTATGCCGCGTACAAGACCCTGGCGCTGTCCGCCGGTTTCGCGTTCGATCCTTTCGAGGGCATCCGCGTCCTGTTCAGCGACTACGCCACCGCTCCCATCATCGGCGACCTGTCCGGCGTCCTCGCCAACTATCCCAACGGCGACGCGATCCAGTACAAGTACGACGATGCAACGCTGATGACCAGCGACCTCGTCCGCGTGCTGGGCCGCAAGCCTGTCGCCATCGGCGTGGTCGGCAACAAGTATTTCGCCAAGATCAGCACCACCTGATGAAGCTGCTGCTGAAAAAGGCGGCGCGAATCAACCACAAGGCCGGGGAGATCGTCGAGGTCTCCCCGGATCAGGCGCGTTTCCTTCTGTCCCTTAACGTCGCCGAAATCGTCGAGGCTGCGGAAAAACCCGCGCCGAAGAGGGAAACGCGAAGCAAGAAGTAAGGAGGCGCTGCAATGACGCTTCTTGACAAAATCAAACTGGCGCTGCGGATCACCGTCAGCAACTATGATTCGGAGCTGACCGACCTGATCAGCGCGGCACAACTGGATCTCGGCATCGCCGGGGTGGTCGTGCCGGAGACGCTGACGGCCATCGTTGAGCGGGCGATCATCACCTACTGCAAGGTGCATTTCTCCGCGCTGACCGATGGCGAATGGTCTCGGCTGAAGGCGTCCTACGACGAGCAGAAGGCCCAGCTGGCGACAGCGACCGGCTACACGGACTGGGGGGATGTCGGATGAATCGTTCTGGCATCCTGACGCTGATCGGGGAGACGCCTGCCGCGCATGGCGTCTTCGACAGGCCGACAGAAACGGAGCGAGTGGTGTTTTGCACCATCCGCTCTGTCGGCTATAACGAGTTCTATCAGGCGTTGGAACAGGATCTCCATCCGACGCTCGTCTTCGTGCTTGCGGATTATGCCGAGTACCAAGGCGAGAAAATCTGCGAGTTTGATGGGCAGCGGTATCGGGTGATTCGTACCTACCAGACCGGCGGCGCTATCGAGCTGACGTGCGAGGAGGCGACGGTCGATGGATGAATTGATTAACGCTCTGGCCGCGACCGGCTATCAGTTCGCCCATTTCGGTTGGTCGAAGGCTCCCGTCGGCGACTATGGCGTTTACGCCGAGGACGGTGCGAATGACCTCATCGCCGGGAACCGGCACGTCGAGAAGGTGCTGCAAGGAACCGTTGACTATTTCACGCGGGACGATTCCGGCTATCCGAAGGTCGCCATCGAGCTTGCGCTTGATTCCGTGCCGGTCGCCTGGTATCTCAACAGCATCCAGTTTGAGAACGACACAGGCTTTATACACTACGAATGGGTGTGGGAATGTGGCGAAAATTGAGATGCAAGGCCTTGACGAGTACATCTCCAAGCTGTCGAAGCTCGGCGCTGACGTCGAAGGAATGTGCAAGCGGGCCGTTTACCCGGCGGCTGGTATCGTGATCGAGGCCATAAAACTGAATACGCCCGTTGACACCGGCGGGCTTCGCGACTCAGCCGCTCTCGTTACATTCAAAAACGAGAACGGCTATATCTACACTCAGGTCGTTTTTGACGGCTATGACGAAAACGGTCATCCGAATCCGGTAAAGGCGCGTGTGCTTGAATCTGGCAGCTCCACGCGCCAAAAACATCCGTTTATCCGACCGGCTGTCAATCGGGTCAAGCTCGCGGCGGAGGCTATGATCGCCGCCGAGTTTGAGAAAATCTGCGACGAAAAAATGAACCATTAAGGAGGAAAACATCATGGCTGGAATTGGCCTTTATGGCGTGTACTATTCCAAAGCGACAATCGCTGACGGCATCGTTACCGGCTACAACGGCGTCAAGACGATGGGCAAGGCTATCTCTGCTTCGTTTGAGCCGATGGACGTCGACGACAATCCCCTTTATGCAAACAACGGCATTGCCGAGCGTGACGCCGCTGCCGCTGCGGGCGGCACTCTGACGCTGACGCTCGACCGTCTGACTCAGGACGCCTACGCGGATCTGTTCGGTCTCACCGAGGCGGAGGAAACCGCCGGACAGGTCACCGGCTCCGGTTTCAATTACACCGGAAACGAGGTCGCCAATCCTGTCGGCGTCGCCTTCGTGCGCTGGGCGCAGGAGGACGGCAGCCGCGCTCATCACCAGGCTGTGATTTACAGCTATGTGATGTTCAGCGCTCCGTCTGACGAGTATCAGACGATGGGCGAGTCTGTCGAATGGCAGACGCCGGAGATCGAGGGCACTGTCAGCGGCGGCTCCGTTACCGGCGTGAAGCCCTGGAAGAAGGTTTTCGACTTTGCCACGCAGGAGGACGCTATCGCGTTCATCACGGCATATTTTGCCGCCTGAGAAAGCAGGCGGCTGAATGAGAGTATCTTATGTGACTCTCGGAGGGGAGAAGCGCCCGGTGTGCTTCTCCCTTTCGGCTATTGAGGACATCGAGGAGCGCTTCGGCTCTCTGGACGCGATGCGCGAGGCACTGACCGCCGGAAAGGTCGCGGCTATCAATGCCGTGCTGGAGATCATGCTCCGCGCTGGGCGGGCATACTGCGAGGCCATGGGCGAGGACGTCCCACCTCCGCTGAAGTGCCGTCCGGGCGACCTAATCGACGTGACGGACACCGACATCGTCCACGACATTTTTGCGGCGATGACGAGCGATTCATCCAGAGCTGTCGAGGTGCGCTCAAAAAACGCATAAACCGCGCCGGGAAGAAATTCTCTCCGGCGTGGACGTATTTTCATGCGTCTCGTGCCGGGATGACGCGCAAAGAAGCGGCATATTTGCCCTTCGGAATGGTGCTTGATCAGATTGCCGTTTGGCAGATCGAGGAGCTGGGCGCGAAACAGAGCCGGGCGCGGGACGTTTTTGACTAGGGTGGTGAATCCATGGCGAATAATATCGGCCCGAAAATCGGCGTAGACGGCGAAAAAGAATTCAGATCCGAAATCAACTCCATCAACACCTCGCTGAAAACCATGGGCGCGGAGATGGGCAAAGTCACGTCCGCGTTTATCGACAATGAAAATTCAGTTGAGGCCCTGACGGCCAAGAATGAGCTTCTTCAGTCGCGGTTCGACGAGCTGTCCAAAAAGGCCGACCTCCAGAAGACGAGGCTGAAGGAGCTGGACGACGCGGGCGTGGGTCCCACATCGGCAAGCTATCAGAAGTTGCTTCAGGATCTTTACAAAACTGAGACTGAAATGAACAAGACCGAGGCGGAGATCAAGGACAACCAGACCTCGATGGACAACCTCGGCAAGGAAACCGACGAAGCCGCCGAGAGCATGGACAAGGGCGGCGAGGCCTCTAAGAGATTCGGCGACAATCTGAAGGCGAATCTCATCTCCGAAGCTATCATCGGCGGAGTGAAGGCCCTCGGCGAAGGCCTCAAAAAACTCGGCGGCGCTGTGCTAGACGCGGCGGCGGCTGCGGACGATCTCGCGACGCTGGCGACCAAGACCGGCATCACCACGGACGAGCTTCAGAAGCTCCAGTACGCCGCCGGGACGATCGATGTCGACGTGGAGACTGTCGCCGGGGCCATGGGGAAGCTGACCAAGAACATGGACGCGGCGGCCAAGGGCAGCGGTGCGGCGGCTGAGGCCTTCGCGGCGCTGGGCGTCCAGGTCACAAACGATGACGGCACTTTCCGCGACCGGAACGCTGTTTTTCAGGAGACCATCGCCGCGCTGGGCCAGATCCCGGACGAGGTTGAGCGCGACGCCACGGCCATGGCCGTCTTCGGCAAGTCGGCGACCGAGCTGAATCCGCTTATCCTCGGCGGCGCGGAAGCCCTCCAGACGATGGGCGAACACGCCGAGGAGGCGGGGCTGATCCTGTCCGGTGACGCTGTCAGCGCTCTGGCAACCGTCAACGACCGCGTGAGCGTCCTCAATGGGACGGCGTCGGCGCTCGGCAGTCAGTTTCTGGCGTCCTTCGCCGGGCCGATCACAGCGGCCATCGACAAGGTCATCGAATGGGCCGAAAAGCTGGCGGCAGCCTTCAAAGAGGGCGGCATCAGCGAACTGGCGGAGACCGCCGGAGACATTGCAACAGAGGTCGCCTCTGTGGCGGCGGAGCAGATCCCGAAGATCGCGGAATTTGCCACAAAGTGCATTTTGACGCTGACCGAGGGCCTGATTTCGATGCTGCCGGACGTGGTTGAGAGCGCGATCTCCATCATCACGACGCTAGTCAACCAGCTGACGGATATGCTGCCGGAGCTGATCCCGGTGGCGGTACAGGCCATCCTCGACATCGTGGACACGCTCACCAATCCTGACAGCATCAGCGAGCTGGTGGACGCTGCCATCGCCATCGTGATGGCTCTGGCCAACGGTCTCATCGATGCGCTGCCGTCGCTGCTGGAGAAGGCCCCGGTCATTATCGCGAATCTGGTCACCGCGCTGGTGCAGAACGTCCCGAAGCTCGTCGAAGCGGCTTTTGAGGCCATTGCCTCGCTGGCAAAGGGCATCATCGACAATCTGCCGGAAATCGGCAAAGCGGCGGGGGAGATCATCGCAACCCTCGTCAGCGGTCTCGCGGAGCTTTGGGCCAAGATGGTCGAGATCGGCGGAAACATCGTCGGCGGCATCTGGCAGGGCATTCAGAACATGGCTGACTGGCTGTGGCAGAAGGTCAGCGGATTTTTCACTGGCATCGTGGACGGCGTAAAAGACGCCCTCGGCATCCACTCACCGTCCAAGGTTTTCGCGGGTATCGGTGACAACATGGCGGCCGGTATCGGCGTCGGGTTCGCGCGCACAATGGACGATGTCGAGCGGGATATGCAGAGCAGCATCCCGACAAGCCTCGGCGTCTCGGCGTCCGTGGGCGGCTCTGCGGCCTACGGCGGCGGCATGGCCTCCGGCGTGGTCGAGGAGATCACCATTCCGGTTGAGGTCGGCGGCGTGGAGCTGGCGCGTGTGCTGTATCGTCACATCGTCGGCGAGGGCGAGCGCATCGGCGCGGCCATGGTGACGTAAGGAGGGATGACGAACGTGCAAAAAATGCCCCTTACAATCAACGGCGTGGATTTCTCCCGCCTCACAGAACGGCTCGGCTACGTCATCGTCTATGAGGATCGGGAGGGCGGCAACAGCACGATGATGCAGAACGGCGACGAGTATCTTGACGTCATCGTGCGGAAACCGGCGCTGTCGTGGCGGCTCGACAGCCTCACCATGACGGATCTGGCGGCCCTCCACGCGGCCATCAACGCGGCGGTCTATGTGCCGGTGTCGTATTTCGACACCGCGACCGCCTCAGTCAAAACGGCGATGTTCCACGGCACGATCAGTGAGCAGGAGGTCGGCGTCATCCGGCCGGGCGGCTACTACCGTTTCCGGGCGCCGGTGCTGACCATGCGGGCGAGGTGAGCAGATGGCTGCAATCGAGAACGATTTTTACATCGGGGGCAGCGTCGCCGCGCCTCTGTACCATTTCAGCAATCGCAGCATCGTCCTCAACTCCATCACCGGCATTTTCACCTGTGATCCGCTGAGCAACGAGCTGCCTATCGACACATTTTCTTTTACGGTGCGGTATCGCTATGACGCGGATCTCGTTTATGCTCCTGCCGGTGATGATGGCTATCTGGACACCAACGACAAGCTGTACCGGCTCCAGAGCAGCGGCGAACGACAGTATGCGGATCTTTCGCCGAGAGGCAGCGACAAGCTCATTGACGCCAACACGCGGACGCTTCGCGTCTTCCACGGCTGGACGCCGGGAAATTTTCTGGATCTGCCCTACGGCACTCCGATTTGGTGGTATCTGGGCGGCGCATTTTATCGCAAGGGCTACGTCAAACAGATCGACCGCGTCAGTAAATACTGCTGGCGGATCACGGCGATCAGCGGCGTCGGCCTGCTCGACGCCAGAGACCACGTCGGCGGGCTGTACACCGGGCAGACGTTCTCCGCCATCGCCCGCGACATCATCGGCGGGGCCTTCGGCGTCTATTTCTCACCGACACTGGCCGCAATCCCGATGTACGGACATCTTCCCTACGCCAAGGCAAGAAAAAACCTGCATGAGCTGTGCTTTGCCATCGGCGCAGTGCTGAAGCGGCGGAACGCTTCGACGGACTATATTTGCACATTCCTCGATTCGACGGAGATCTCCGTGCCTCCGAGCCGTGTGGCCATCGGCGGCAGCGTCAACCGTGAGCTGCCGAGCAATGTGGTCGAGGTCACGGAACACGGTTTTTACCAGGCGGACACCGACCAGACGATCGTGCTGTTCAACAACACGACCGGCGTGGCGGCTGACCGCCAGACGGTTATTTTCAAAGATTCGCCGGTCTACGACCTCCAGCCGAGCGGGAGCCTCGCCATCGACGAGAGCAGCGTGAACCATGCCGTGGTCAGCGGCATCGGGATCCTCACTGGCAGGCCATACACTCACACGCGGCAGCTGGTGAGGATCAGCAGCCGCAGCGGCGGAGAGCCTGAGCGGCTGCGCTCAGTGAGCAGCTGCGAGCTGATCAACGCGCTTAACAGCTCGAACACGGCCCGCCGCGTCCTCGGCTATTATTCGGCGGCCAAAACGGTGCAGGCCAAAATGCTCCTGGAAGGTGAGGACGTCGGCTCGACGATCTCAACGGTTGATCCGTTCGGCGAGCTGGTCACCTCCATCATCAAAAAGGAGACCGTGCTGGCCACCACAGTGCTGGGCGCGACAGTGGAGCTTGTAGATGGCTATGTCCCCGGAAACGAGGGCAACACCTATAGCAACCGGGTGTTTTTCAGCGCGTCCGGCAGCTTCGTCGTGCCGGACGGCGTGTACACGGTCAAACTGGTGCTGGTCGGCGGCGCTCAGGGCGGCCAGGGCGGATACAACGGCGTCAGAGGCCGAGGCCTCACCGGAGACATCCGGCAGTTCACGAGCAACAACACCCGCGGATATGAGTTCCGGGAGGCGCAGATCCCTTCCCCTGGCGGCAGCGGAGGCGCTGCCGGAGAGGCGGGCCGCGTCTATGTTATCGAGGTCAGCGTCGAGCCTGGCATGACGCTGACCGTCAACGTCGGCACGGGCGGCGCCGGCGGAGCGCGAAACGGCGGCGTCGGCTCAATGGGGACGGCGACGACCGTGACCATCCCCGGCGTCGGAGAGATATCGTCTGACAGCGGCCTCGTTACCGGCGGCTACTATGACGTGGTAGGACAGATCACGGTCGGCTCGCCCGGCACGGACGGGACACCCGGCGGCGACGGCGGAATGAGCGACGGCGGCGGCAATGGCCACGACGGCCAGGACGGACTCCCCGGCGGCGACGTCGGCACATGGAGCGGCGGTGCTGCGGGCATCGGATCTATCGCTTCCTCAGCCGACTATTACCGGGCGTCCGGCGGTGGCGGCGGCGGCGCGGCTGTCGGCGCGAATGGCTCCGCAGGCGGCTCCGGCTTCGCCAGCATCTCCGAAGTTGACGGCGGCAACGGCGGCAACGGCGCGGACGCCACCGCACCGGAGCAGCCATCCTTCGGCGTCGGCGGACACGGCGGCCATGGCGGCGGCGGCGGTGGCAACGCCGGTCTGGTGCAGTGGGCTTTCAGCGTGATAGCACCTGATCCGACCGTTGTGCTGGGGACGCCAGGCTCTGGCGGGCGCGGCTCGGTCGGCAGCAGCGGCGGCAACGGCTGCGGAATACTCTATTATTAAGGGTGGTTTTATGGCAAACTATGATTTGAGCTATACCGGCCCGCAGGTCGAGACGGCGATTGGACGGGCGCTCAATCCCGACACGTCGGCGAGTGCGTCGAGCAGCAATCTGATCACCGGCGGCGCGGTCGCTGCGGCTGTGGCCGATGAGGCGTCCCGCGCACAGACAGCGGAGACCGCGTTGTCCGCCGTTATCGCAAATGTCGGCGGCCTGCGGCAGTCTCAGGCGATCGCAGCCGGCACCGACCTCGACAGTATTGATACGACAGGCGTCTATCACTCACCGAACGGCGCGACCTCCCAGTCGCTTGTACACTGTCCGGTCACCAATGCCTTTTCAATGCTCGTGCTGTCTCGCGGATCCTCGCGTCTTCAGGTCATTTTTAACGGAAGTATGATCCATTCAAGGACGGTCGGCGGGAATTGGTATAAATTCGCCGGGGAGGTGGTCTGATGGCAGAGCTTGAATTATATGATGGTCGCTGGTCTGGTCAGCAGATCGACGCGGGAATCGGCCAGTCGCAGACGCTCGCCGATGATCTGGGCGTCGTTGTTGATGGCAACAAGGCGGCGCTGGGGGCTGACGTCGGTCAGTTCGTCATCGTCAAGAACAGCACCATCACCGGAGCGGCTGATGGCATCTATATGGCGGCAAAGGTCATCCCGGCAAACACGGCCATCGACGCGACCTATCTCACGGCCGTCAGCAAAGGCGGCCTGAACGCTATTGCAGGCCGCCATTACGATACGCTTTATCAAGCGGACACCGAAGTGCAAGGCGGCGCAACGCTCACGCTGTCGGCGGACACATCAGCTTATCGGGCGTTGTCTATCGTGGTCTATTACAGCACTGCCAGCGGCGCAAACCGAGGTATTTTTTCTGTTGCTACAGCACCAGAAAACACGCTGTCCTATGTGCCGTTCGCGGCTGGTCAGCACCTTGGAGTAATGCGATGCCTGGTTAATGGCAACACATTTGACGTCAACTCTGCCTATATACTTCAGGCAAACGGCTCGTTTTCCAATGCGACGGCTATCATTATCTCTCGGATTTATGGCATCAAATGAGGAGGAAACAATATGGAACAGAAATTTTTCAACCATCGCATCAAGCACGACGCAAACGCGGACGCATGGGACAAAGGCGTCGAGATCCACGACAGTCTGGAGGCCGCAAAGGGGGCCTACCACGCCTATCTCGGCGCTTATGCCTACGGACGCAGCGCCACCACTGATTACGTCTTCTGTGAAATCACGGACATCTACGGAGCTAAGATCGAGGGCGAGACGTGGATCAAGCCGGAGGCCGAGGCGTGATCTATCTTGGAGTTGACACTGCGGCGACGATCTCCGCCGCCGCAGCGAAAAAGCTCAAAGCCGAGGGCGTCAGCTTCGTCGGTCGCTATCTCGTGCCGACCGGCATGGGGAAAGACCTGAAGCTCAACGAGGCGAAGGGCCTGCATGACGCGGGCCTCGCAATCCTCCTGTGCTGGGAGATCGGCGCGGGCGACGTCAAGGGCGGAGCCGAGCGGGGACGCAGCGACGGGGCGAGGGCGAAGGCTCTGGCGGAATCCTTCAGCATCCCGGCGGGAACGACCATTTATTTCACCTGCGACTATTGCGCGGTGGCGGACGAATATCCTGTCATCGATCAGTACATCCGGGCGGCGGCGGAGGCCTGCGCTCCCTATGAGGCCGGTCTTTACGGTCACGCCGGTCTGGTGGACTATCTCGCAAAACAGGGCGCTTGTCGGCGATTCTGGCAGTGCGTGGCGTGGTCGCTGGGCCGCCTGAGCAATTACACCACGGTCTATCAGTACCAGTGGAGCGGAGGCGCTGAGGCCGTCGCCATGCGGGAGAAGGTCGGCTTCCCGGTGGACATGAACAAAACGACCAGTCTGGAAGCTGCCGGTCTCTGGATGCCGCCGACGCCTGAGCCGGTGGCCCATTGGTACGACGAACAGATGGCATGGGCCAAGGCTCAGGGCCTCATCCGCGACGGTCGGCCCGAAGATCCCGTCACGCGGGCCGAGCTGGCGACGGTGCTGTATCGCATCTATGGCCCCAGCGACGAAAAAAAGGACAGCGGTCTGCTGTCTGACTAGGAGATGAGGACATTATGAGAGATTGGAAGAAATTCATCGTCGCGGCGCTGATCCGCGCCGTGAGGACTCTGGCTCAGACGGCCATCGCCACCATCGGCACGACTGCTCTGATCACTGAGGTTGATTGGCGCGTGGTCGCATCCGCGTCCGCTCTGGCGGCTGTGCTGTCGATTCTGACGAGCGTCGCCACCGGCCTGCCAGAGGTGGAGGACAAGTGAGTGACGCTGTCATGGTCGCCGTCATCAGCGGCGTCTGCTCTCTGATCGTCGGCATCGTTAGCGCGGTCATCAGCGCCAAAGCGACAGGCAACGACGTCCAAAAACGCATGGAGATCACCCAGGCGGTCACCGACACGAAGCTGGAGGATCTCACGCGTGAGGTGCGGAAGCATAACGGCTTTGCCGAGCGCATCCCGGTCATCGAGGAAAAAATCTCTGTCGCGAATCACCGCATCGACGATTTGGAAAAAGCCGCGCAAAAATAATCGCGTTGCATCCTCGTTGCATCCTCAGAGGCATCAAAGCATTGAAAACACTAGAAAATCGCTTGAATGGCATTCAAGAGGTCAGCGGTTCGATCCCGCTTATCTCCACCACAGAGAAGATGGGAAAAGCCCTGTAGTATCAATTACTACAGGGCTTTTTCTTTTTTCTGCATCATTCGTTTACAATCTCAAAAAATACTGAAAAATATTCTGCGGTTGCATCCCGGTTGCATCCTGTCAAATCGCGTCCGTGATGCGCTGAAGGTCTTCCCAGTGGACGTCTTGATAGTCCCGGAGCTGCTCGTCCGAAGCGTGGCCGATGAGCGCGAGTTTGTCTTTGTCGCTCCCGGCGGCGCGTTTCATGAGCGTGGCGAATGTGTGGCGGCAGCTGTGTGGCGTATATTTGTGCCTCGGCGTCTCACCGGCGACGGTGATGATGGGATTGTCGATGCCAGCGTCCCGGAGCGCCTTGTAGAACACTTTGTCCGTGAAGGCTTTTAACGTCCATTGTGAGCCGTTCTTCTGCTGAGTGATAAATCCGCCGCGATTGACGCGGGAAGCGACCAGAGGCGTGATTTTGGGGCTTACAGTGACCGTGCGATTTCGTCCCGCATCCGTCTTCGCTCCGCCGGTGAATGCGCGGTGCTTTTTGTCATAGTCCTCGGAGGTCAGCGCGAGAAATTCCGACGGGCGGAAGCCAAGATAGATCATCATCAGCACATCCTCGGCCTCCGGCGTCCCAACGCGGCGGATCTTCTCGATTTGGACGTCAGTGAACGATTCACGCGGGGCAGCACCCTCGCCGCTGACGTGGAGATAGTGTGCTAGGTTCAGATCGTCGGGGATCAGATGGCGCGGAATTCCGTACTTGTACATCAGCGACAGGCACGTCCGCATATTTTCCTGTGTTCGTCTACCGCAGCCGCACTCGTCGATGCTCTCTTGCAGATCGTCGATGGTGATGTTGTCCAGGCGAAAGACCTCAATGTCGCGAAAGTGCTTGAAAGCCGCTGTGTAACAGCCGATAGTCTGCTTGTCGGCCTTGTGCGTCGGGAGCCATCGGTCATAGAGCTGACGGAGCGAAAGCATCTCCCGCGTCGGCTCGGCGGTCATCTTCGCCAGTGCTGCGACCGCGTCCTTCCGCTTATCGAATACTCGCTTTCGCGTCTGGCGGCGCTTAATGCCGTCAGCGCCTTTTTTATATCCGACGGTAATTACAGCGGCATACTTGCCGTTCTGGAGCTTGTAGACGCTTCCCGAGCCGTTTGCGCGCTTCCGGGCGCGTCTTTCCTTTGCCGTGAGAGAAACTCCGCAGAAGGGGCAAAAAACGGCCTCTGGCGGGGTTTCTTTTTTACACTTGGGACAATTCATGATGAAATATTCTCCTATCTGGACATACTGTCCGGTTTATAGGACTGATACTGCGTTATTCTTTATACGCAGTCGCCAAAATACTCCATGACATTCTCGATGTGATAAATAGCACACAGCGCAAGGAATGTGTTCACGTTTGGAGAGGACACGGCGTTCTCATAACCGTAGAGCGTGACCTCTTTGATGATAATTCCACGGTATGACAGCTCTTTTATGACGTCTTCAGCTGACATATTAAGTTCCTTCCGGCGCTGTTTCAGAGCGTTCGCTATTGCTTTTTTCGCTTTCATTTTCCTCACCTCGCAGAAACTATACTATTCTTAATAGCTTAGAATGTCAACAAAAAATTATTAGAATCGCATAATTTAGTGTTGACAATGGCACACCGAAGGAGTAATATACTCTTGGAATTATTAGATTCTAATAATTTTCGCCTGAAACTCTTAGAAACTAAGGAAAGGAGTGAAAACATGACAGTAGAAGCCAAAATGGCGGAAGCGGTTGAAAGCTCTGGCATGACCGTCCGTGCTGTCAGCGTCAAGACGGGGATTTCTTACAGCCGCCTCGTTCCCAGCCTGAGAGGCAGACGGGAGCTGCGGGCAGAAGAGTTCCTCGCGCTGTGTAAGCTGCTTCGGCTCGATCCCGTGGAAGTGTGGAAGGAGGCGAAAGCATGACACCGTTGAAGGCAATCCGCGCAAAATGTTTGGACTGCTGCTGCGGTCAAGCGAATGAAGTGCGACTTTGCCCTTCTTCCGACTGCACACTGTGGCCTTATCGGCTTGGACACAATCCGGCAAGGAAAGGACTAGGCAACAAGAACGGAAGTTTTAACGCGAACTCAGCAAGCGATTTTACGCAAAGAAATGAGGCGACGTCATGACGCTCGACGAGATCCGCGCAAGCGACAAGCCGGTGCTGACGCCCGCCGACATCGCGCCGGTGCTGGGCGTCAATCCGCAGAGCATCCGCGCCGCCGACCCGTGCGACCTCGGCTTCCCGGTCATCAAGCTCGGCACGAGGACGCTGATCCCGCGTGTGCCGTTCCTGGCTGTGATGGAGGGGAGCGGATGAGTAAGACCAATCCGCGCCGCATCCCGCGCACGCAGGCCGACGTTGACAGGGCTTATGAGCGCGGCAGGGAGGAGGGCGTCAACGGGGCGCTGATCCTGTTCCTCTACACCATGATGGACAAGTTCAACGCCGGTGACGATGAGCTGAAGCAATTCGCGGACGCATTCTCCTACACGGTGGACAGCATCGAGAAGGGCTATGTCACCGAGGCCGATCTGCGGAAGGTCGTGCGCGACGAATATCACACAACCATCGAAACAAAAAAAGAGCCGCCTCGCGCTGGCACACGAGACGGCAAGACAGAAACACGATAGGAGGTATTTATGTCTTTAACTCAATTTATCAGACGAGCGGCGAAAAGTCAATATTTCCGCTCGCTCATCGTTCGGGCCATCGAGGACGCCATTGTCCTTCTGGTGCTGTGCATCGGCATCTGGCTCACTTGCACCGTGGTCGGCGGCGTATTCCGGCTTCTTGGGGTGGCGTGATGAGAGCAGAAGATCTAATTAAGGCCTATAACGACGGCTACGCACAGGGCCGGATGGACACCGATATGGTGGAGGTCATCGATCAGCTGCGGCGCGATCTGAAGGACTGCCGAAACGAGCTGTGCCTTCGCTGCGGAGAGTACAAGCGGCAGCATCTCGGCGCGTGCGACGGATGCCGATGGAAGGATGGTGGCTGATCATGATGCCGACTGACCTCAAGCCGAGCGCCCAGCGCGTCTTGCAGTACATGATCGACTACGGCTCCATCACGGGCCATCAGGCCATCACCGACCTCGGCATGACGGAGCTGCGCTCCCGGATCTCCGAAATTATGAGGGCGGGCTTCCCGATCCGCAAGGAATGGGAGAACGCCAAGAACAAATTCGGCGAGACCGTGAGCTTCGTGCGGTACTCGCTCATTACGGAGGAAGACGATGGAACGATTGAATGATCATCCCGCCATCCGTGCTGCAGAGAGGTACGGCTATCCGAAGCCACAGAAGGCCGTGCATCAATGCTCATGGTGCGACGAGCCGATCTATGAGGGCGAGGACTGCTGGGATCTGTCTCCCTACGGCTGGTGCTGTAAAGACTGCATGACCATCCGGCAGTGCTGCGCGGAGGAGTACAACGATGGCGGATTTTGAATCTGGCGTGACCGCCTACGTCCACGCCACGGCGACCGTGGATGTCTATTTCCCGGTGGACGCAAAGGGCAATGCGGACGTCAACTGCTACCAATGCGAGTTCTTTCATCGCACGTCCAGCCGGTGCGGACTGAACGACCGGCTGTGTGCTTATCCGCAAAAATATATTGGGCAGAATTGCCCGCTCGATTTTGAAAAGGAGAATTGAAAATGAGTCTTGTAGTTAATGAAGGTTCCTCGACCAACATCCCTCTTTTGCCGGAGGACAGCTATCCGGCGGTCTGCTGTATGCTCGCGGATCTTGGCGAGCAGTACAGCGAGAAATTCGGCACGACGAGCCGCAAGGTGCTGATCAGCTGGGAGCTGCCGGGCGAGACGCTCGATGACGGCTCCACGCGGCGTCTGAGCAACACCTACACCGCTTCGCTGAACAGCAAGGGCAATCTCCGGCGCGACCTCGTTGCGTGGCGCGGGCGGGATTTCACGGTCGAGGAGCTGAAGGCCTTCGATCTGAAGAACATCGTGGGAGCGCCGTGTCTCCTTCAGGTGATCCACAAAGTCGGCCAGGACGGGACGAAGCGGGCCGTCATCGGCGGCATCATGAAACTGCCGAAGGGGATGACGATGCCGACGCTGAGCAACGGCTTCACCATCTTCGACCTCGACGATCCCGACGCGAAGACCAAGTTCGCCGAGCTGCCTGAGTGGGTACAGGAGCGCGTCAAACAAGGCGAGACATGGAAGGCCATGGAGGACGAGGCCAACTACGCCGCCACCGAGAAGGCCGCTCAGAGCAACGATAATGCCGCTCCGGCTGGGCCGACATTCTCCGAGCAGATGGACGCCGCCGACGGGGAGATCCCGTTTTGAGGTGACGAACGATGCCGAACAGGATCCTGAAGGAGTCAATTAAGAGCAGTCCTCAAGTTGACGCCCTTTCATGGTTTGAGGAAGTGGTATTTTACCGTCTCATGGTTTCGGCTGACGATTACGGATGTATGGATGGACGGACTGTCCTTCTGAAGAACGAGCTGTTTCCGACGAAGGACACCGTCACAAAAAAAGCTGTCGAGGATGCTATCGCGCATTTGGTCTCTATCGGCCTGCTGTGTAAGTACACGGTGAACGGTATGCCTTACCTGTTCTTCCCGACTTGGGAGAAACATCAGCGCATCAGGAACAAGCATCGAAAATATCCCGAACCGACACCTGACAGCAATTTGCTGTCAAATGACGGTCAAATGACAGCGAGTTGTCAGTCTGAATCCGAATCCGAATCCGAATCCGAAATAGAATCCGAATCAGAATCCAAGAGGAAGGGTGTGCAGCGCTTCGCGCCGCCAACGCCCGCCGAAGCCGCTGAATACCACGCCGAAAAAGGCTTTTCATTCAGCCTGGACGCATGGCTTTCATACTATGAGGCCAACGGCTGGACGGTCAACGGGCGGAAAATGAAGGACTGGCGGGCTTCGATGCGGTACTGGCAATCCAAAGAGAAGGACAGGCCGCAGAAGCAGACCGGCAAGGCGACGACCTTCTGGGACGTCGGAGAGAAGATGATCAAGGAGGGAATGCTGTGACAGGAGAAGAGACGAGGACGATCCTGACGCTCCTCCAAACGGAATATCCGCAGTCGTTCGCGAAGATGGACGACCGCGCCATGGCGATGAAGCTCAAGCTCTGGGCCAGTGAGTTCCAGTACGACGACTACAAGGCCGTGTATGCCGTAGTCCGGGCGATCATCAGCTCCGGCGGGCGTGAATTTGCGCCGAACATCGGAGTGATCAGGGAGAAGCTGCGGAGCTTCAGCTCCGGCGGGGAACTGACAGAGAACGAGGCCTGGGCGCTCGTCAGCAAGGCCATCTGCAACGGCATCTATGGCTATGCGGATGAATATGCCAAGCTCCCGCCTGCGGTGCAAAAGGCTGTAGGAGAGCCTGAGCAGCTAAAGCGATGGGCGATAATGAACCTGGACGAGGTGCAGAGCGTGGTAGCGTCCAACTTCCAGAGGAGCTATCGCCAGATCGCCCAGCGCGAGCGGGAGATGGCGAAGATCCCGCCGGACGTGCGGGAACTGCTCACCGGCGTCAGTGCGGCAATGCTGCCGGAGGTGGCGGAATGAGATTCGGCACACCGCAGACCGCCGAGCGGCCATGCAACGGCTGCACCGAGCGCCGCGTAGGCTGTCATGGACACTGCGACCGCGAGTCCGCATGGCTGGCGGAACAGGAGCCAAAGAAGGAGGCGCGGTATCAGGTGCTGAACAAGGAGCGCGAGGTGGACAGCTTCAGGCAGACACAGATCCGGAAGGCGAAGAAACGGAGGCGGACGAAGTGAGCGAGAAGCGCATCCTCCGCGTCTTCCCAAAACGGACGAGCTATACGCCAACCGACGACCTGGCTTTCGTCGGCCCGCCGCCAATGGCGGCTTTCATTCCGCCCCATGACGAGATCCACGTCAGCTGCACATTCACATGGGACATGGTCGAGTGCGAGGACTTGGCCTTCCAGTGGGAGGGCGCGTCCAGAGCGCCGGTGAAACTGGGCGGGCCTGCGTATCATTCGCCGGTGGAGGGATTCACGCCTGGGCTGTACGTCAAGAAGGGAATCATCTTCACGTCCAGAGGGTGCAACAACAGCTGTCCATGGTGCGGCGTTCGGCAGATGGAAGGCAAACTCCGGGAGCTGCCGATCTGCGAGGGGAATGTGATTCAGGACAACAACTTTCTCCAATGCTCCAGACGGCACAAGGACAAGGTCTTCGATATGCTCCGCTCCCAGAAGGGCATCTGCTTCAGAGGCGGGCTGGAGACGGACTTGATTGACGATCACTTTGTCAGCAACATCACGTCGCTGCGAATCGCCGAGCTTTGGCTTGCCTGTGATACGGACGCACAGCTTCCACGATTCAAAAATGCGTGCAAGAAGCTGACGGATGCGGGATTCAATCGCAATCAGATCAAATGCTATTCGCTGATCGGCCACGACATGGAGGCCGAAGAGCAGAGGAACCGCGAGATTTATCGCGCCGGCGCTATGCCGTTTTCCCAGCTGGAGCGAGATTTTTCCAGAACGAAGACCGAGTACAGCGCGGAATGGAAAGCGTTTGAACGGCAGTGGCAAAGACCGGCGGCGACGGTGGCCCACATGAGAGAAGTCGAGACCGGTAAGGATCAAATCATGATTGGAGAGGAAAGCACATGACAAAGAAAATCCTTGATATGACCTGCGGGAGCAGGAGCATTTGGTTCAATAAGCATCACCCTACAGCTGTTTACTGCGACAAGCGGCGAGAGGATCTGCAATACCAAGCACACGGAGAGTACACAATTCACATCGACCCTGATATTCTGTGTGACTTCACGGATCTTCCGTTCCCGGATGAGAGTTTTTCTTTGGTTGTGTTTGATCCACCGCATATGGCAAGGCTCAAGGATTCCTGGATCAAGCAGAAATATGGAGTCCTTGAAGGGGATTGGAAAACAATGCTACATGATGGTTTTTTGGAGGGAATGCGTGTGTTAAAACCGGACGGAGTGTTGATTTTTAAGTGGGCGGAAACGGAATTCCCCGCTGCGGAGGTCTGGAAAGCAATCGGGCAAAAGCCGCTCTTTGGACACCACAGCGGAAAGAAAAGCACGACCTTCTGGGGATGCTTCATGAAGGGGCAGGTGTGACGATGCTTCGCATAACGCTTCGCGGTTGTCCGCCGTCGCTGAATCAGTTCGCCGGTCGTGAAAATTCGTGGGAGTATCGCAAGGCCAAGGCCTACTGGACGCAGCTCGTCTGGGCGACGTGCAGAGCATCGAAAGAACGGCCTGCGGCGCCGTATCAGCTGGCGGACGTGGAGATCATGTACTATTTCCCGACGCGGACGCGCCACGACGCGGACAATTATGCGGGCAAATTCCTCCTCGACGGCCTCACGAAGGCGGGCGTGATCGTGGACGACGACATGGCCCACATCCGGCTCCACGTCGCCGGGGGATATGATAAGAAGCAGCCTAGGACGGTTATTACGGTAAAGGAGATTGAAAACGATGAAACATAACAACATCGTGCGCGGCATCGTGATCTGCATGGTCGTGATCATGATATTTTTGTGCGTCCTCCTGGCCACGCCGGTGGACGCCTACGATGGCGGGCGGGTGCTGACGCATCGCCAGATCGCGTTGCATGACGCCGCCGAGCTGCTTCGGAGCGTGGGCTACGAGGACGATGACCCGGCGATCCGGGCGCTGAGTGAGGCATGGTGGGCCGAGCAGGAGAATCTGGACATTCTGGCGAAGGTTATTCAAAACGAAGCAGACCCGGAATGGTGCGACTGGGAACATTCCGTCTC